CTGCAAAAAACCCCCGGCGGCATTTTTTGTGCAAACAATCCCCGCTGGACTAGCCTGGAAGGGAGTTGGAACTATGGCTGAGCGCCGCGTAAGTAAGATTCAAGACGCGACAAGTCGCCGGCGACCGGCAACAACTCCTGAGGCTAGAGAGAATCAATTGATTTCTCAAGCCTATGACCTGGCTGAAGAACAGATTCGAGCCGGTACAGCTTCCGCGCAGGTCATCTCACATTTCTTGAAGCGTGGTTCTACTCGAGAGAAGCTCGAAGAGGAACGACTCATCATGGAAAACGAGCTGACCGAGCAAAAGATCGAAGCCATCAAGGCCCAGCAGCGAATCGAAGAGCTTTACTCCTCCGCACTCGCGGCAATGAGCTCCTATCAAGGCACACCGGTCGAAGAGTCCGACGTCGATTACGATGATTAGGACTTATTCGGAGCTTGTTAAGCTGGAGACCTTCGAGGAACGTTTTCGATACCTAGCTCTCAAAGGTATCGTCGGAGATTCGACTTTCGGGCATGATAGATACGTCAACCAACTGTTTTATCGCTCTCGCGAGTGGCGACAGATGCGTCATCAAATCATCGCTCGAGATTTGGGTTGCGATCTAGGCATCGAGGGTTACGAAATTCATGATGCGGTTTACATTCATCACATGAACCCGATGACTGTCGAATCTATCGCGCATGGAGATTCTAGTATTCTCGATCCCGAGTTTTTGATCAGCGCAACTCATCGAACTCACAACGCCATCCACTATGGCGACGAGACATTGCTACTGAAAGCATTTGTTCCTCGTCGTCCCGGAGATACAAAACTGTGGTAAAGAAGAGAGGAAGAATCATGGACGAGAACAAGGTACCGAACCCGCCCGCCGAGCCGGCCTACAGTGCGCCGACTCCAGAAGCGCCGAAGACGGACGAGATCGTGCTGCCGGCCGAGCCGGAAGAGCACGACGACGAGCCCTTCGACGACGAGGTCGGCACGGCCGAGGACATCCAGGCCGACTTCGACACCGAGGAGACCAACGCCAAGGAGGTCAGTCCGTGACCAACAGCTGGGAGTACGTCAGCAAGGACATCGGGCACGTCCATCCCGAGACGTTGTCCAAGGCCAAGGAGATCTGGAACGCGGCCAAGGCCGCCGGCCACGAGATCTGGTACATCTGGGGTATGGGCTCCAGTGCCGAGCACAAGACCGGCCGCGCCCTGGACCTGATGGTCCGCAATGAGGCGGCCGGCGACTGGGTCTACGCCTACGTCTGGAAGAACCGAGCACGACTTCGGCTACAGCACGTCATCTGGGAGCAGCACATCACCTCTACGGTGACGAAGCCCGGTCAGCGGCGCCTCATGGAGGACCGCGGCAACAGCACGAAGAACCACTACGACCACAACCACGTCCTGTTCCTGGTCGGCGCCTACGTCGCCCCGGGACACACCCCGTCGAAGCCTCCGGTGGTCAAGCCTCCGGCTCCGAAGCCGCCGACCAAGCCCAATGTTCCGGGCCAGCCGACGGCTCGGGTTGTGGACGAGGTCATCGCTGGCAAGTGGGGCAATGGTGACGCTCGGAAGGCCGCGCTCAAGAAGGCGGGCTGGAATCCGGCCGTCATCCAGATCCTCGTCAACAAGAAGCTCAAGCAGGGCGACAAGAAGAGCATGAACGTGCTCGTCGCCGAGGTCATCGCTGGCGAGTGGGGCAACGGAGACGCTCGGGTCCAGCGGCTGAAGGCCGCCGGCTACAACGCCGCAGCGGTCCAGGCCGAGGTCAACAAGCGTCTCTGATCAACTGTCAAAATGGTAGGCACCGAGGGAGGTGACCAATGACCGACAGCATTCTCAACAGCATCAAGAAGAACGTCGGGCTAACCGAAGACTACACGGCCTTCGATTCCGACATCATCATGTACATCAACTCAGTCTTCTCAACTCTGAAGCAACTGGGAGTGGGTCCCGATGCGGGATTCAGCATTGATGATGCTTCAACGGAATGGGTCGACTACCTCGGTGCCGACCTGCTTGACTTCAACGAGGTCCGAACTTACATCACGCTCCGAGTTCGGATGCTCTTCGATCCTCCGCAGACATCGTTCCATGTGACTGCGATGAAGGAGCAGATCCAGGAGCATGAGTGGCGGCTGAACGTCACTCGAGAGAACACCGAATGGATCGACCCAAACCCGATCGTCATTCCAGAGGAGATCTGAGATGGCGAAGACGACTCAACTCGTGATCGTCGCAATCCCCTCTGACGACGATCCTGTCTGGAAGTTCTCCAGCGAGAAAGTTCCACACATCACGCTCCTTTACCTTGGGAGTCCGGACTTCTCGCCGGAGGAATTCCAGCACGTCACTGAGTATGTCCAACATGCTTCTTCGCAACTCACCCGTTTCGGTCTCGACGTCGATCGGCGTGGTGTTCTCGGAGACAAGAGTGCGGATGTACTCTTCTTTTCCAAGGGTTGGAGTCTCAAGGATCTAGCTCAGTTTCGCAGCAACCTGCTGCAAGACGATCTCATCTCAACGGCGTACCACTCGGTCGATCAGTTCCCTGAGTGGACGCCGCACTTGACGATGGGGTTTCCGGACACCCCGGCGAAGAAAGACAACGCGGATTACAACCGCTTCTCTTGGGTCCGTTTCGACAAGATCGCTTTGTGGGACGACGACTCAACAGGTCCGACCTTCGAACTCAAATCCGACGAACGCGGCTTGGAGGTCGCCATGTCCCAACTCGACATCGGCCGTAAAGCCGTTGAAGAGATTTTCCACTCCGGCGTCAAAGGCATGAAGTGGGGCGTCAGGAAGGATCGTCCTTCCGCTTCTTCCGGTGGTTCTCCGCAGAAAGTTCATGTGGAGCAGAAGGGCACAAAGCTCAAAACCACTGGAGGCGCCGGACACAAGCCTCATGTCCAAGCTGTGGAGAAAGTAGTTGCGCAGCAAATCGCTCGGAAGAGCGGGGTACATGCTCTCTCGAACAAAGAGCTGCAGGACGTCGTCACGCGCATGAATCTCGAACAGCAATTCGTTCGTCTCTCCCCACAATCCAAGAAGCAAAAGGCAAGCAAGTTCGTTGCCGAGACACTCCTTGGCGTGGGTAAGCAGCAAGTTTCTAGAGTGGCGAACGATGTCGCAGCTCAGCAAGTCGCGAAAGCGATGAACAGGACCAAATGAAGGGAGGGTTTTTGATGGGTCTATCCAATACGGCAACTCCGATCTATTACGGTCGGTTTCGCGATGCGGTTATGGACGGGAAGATTCCAGTCTGTCGGGAAATCTCACAGGAGATGAACCGCATCGATAGGCTCATCAAAAACCCGAACATTTACTACGATGATCAAGCAATTGAAGGTTTCATTCGCTACTGTGAGAACGAGTTAACCCTCACTGACGGAAGCGATCTTCATTTGCTTGATCCGTTCAAGGTCTGGGCTGAGCAAATTTTCGGTTGGTACTTCTTCGTCGAACGAAGTGTTTACGTTCCGAACGAAGACGGTCATGGCGGGCAGTACGAGAAGCGCAGGATCAAGAAACGCCTGACTTCTAAGCAGTATCTGATTGTCGCTCGAGGCGCCGCTAAGTCTATGTATGCGGAATGTATTCAGGCATACTTCTTGAACGTCGACACCTCGACCACGCATCAGATCACTACTGCGCCTACGATGAAGCAGGCCGACGAAGTAATGTCGCCCTTCCGAACTGCTATCACGCGCTCGCGCGGACCTCTGTTCAAATTCTTGACAGCTGGTTCGTTACAGAACACGACCGGTGCTCGAGCCCTTCGCCAGAAATTGGTTTCCACCAAGAAGGGTATTGAGAATTTTCTCACCGGATCTTTGCTCGAAGTTCGTCCCATGGCTATCAACAAGCTGCAGGGACTCCGCACCAAGGTAAACACGGTAGACGAATGGCTCTCTGGAGATCTTCGCGAAGACGTTATCGGTGCTATCGAGCAGGGAGCCTCCAAGCTTGACGATTATTTGATCGTCGCCATCAGCTCAGAAGGAACAGTTCGAAACGGATCTGGCGACACGATCAAGATGGAGCTGGCAAAAATCCTCAAGGGGGATTACACCGCTCCGCATGTTTCGATCTGGCATTACAAGCTCGATGACGTAGAAGAAGTCGCTGATCCGGCCATGTGGCCGAAAGCAAATCCGAACATCGGTAAGACAGTAAGTTACGAGACCTACCAGCTCGATGTTGAGCGAGCCGAGAAGGCTCCCGCTACCAGGAACGACATCCTGGCCAAGCGGTTTGGTATTCCGATGGAAGGTCACAGTTACTTCTTCACGTATGAGGAGACGGAACTCCATGTTCCGCAGAATTTCTGGGGCAATGTCTGCTCTATGGGCGCCGACCTCTCGCAGGGAGACGACTTCTGTGCCTTCACGTTCATTTTTCCGTTCCGAGATGGAAGCTTCGGTGTAAAGACTCGAAGTTACATCACCAGCCTGACCCTCAAGAAGCTTCCTGGAGCTCTTCGGCACAAGTACGAGGAGTTCATCAAGGAGGGTAGCCTTTTGGTGATGGACGGCACGGTCTTGGATGTAGGCGGAGAGGTTTATGACGACCTAGAAGCTCATATCGAAGCCTGCGAATACGACGTTCGTTCTTTCGGGTACGACCCTTATGGTGCTAAAGAATTCGTTACTCGTTGGGAACAAGAGAACGGACCCTATGGTATCGAGAAGGTTCTTCAGGGCGCTCGAACCGAATCCGTGCCACTAGGCGAATTAAAGATTCTCAGTGAAGAGCGAATGCTCATCTTTGACGAGAGTCTGATGTCGTTCACCATGGGTAACGCCATCACTCTAGAGGACACCAACGGCAACCGGAAACTCTGGAAGATGCGTCGAGAAGAAAAGATCGACAACGTGGCCGCCATGATGGATGCCTACGTCGCCTACAAAGCCCATAAGGAGGCTTTCGAGTGAAAATCTATGCCGATGAGAAACCCAGTCTCGAGGACTTGGCTCACCACGGCGTCAAGGGCATGAAGTGGGGGCAACGTAAAGCGCGGCCTTCTACTTCAGACATCCACGATGCTCGAGCTCGTCAAGCTTCTCGGCAGAACGAGATCAATCAGAACATCGGCCGGCTGAACCTCGCCAAAAGCGGTTCAAAGCAGCAAGACGCTTTGGCGAAGAAGGTGGCAACCGGCATGGACAAGTTCGACACCAACAAAGATGCAGCTGTCGCCGCCCGAATGACGAAGGGCGAGAAAGCGGCCGCGGTCATGCTAACCGGTCCCATCGGTCTCCTCGTCATCGGAGCGAACAAGGCCCACGTCAAGAAGCTCGAGAAGATCCAGAAGTAGTCTCCTACTCACGGAACAGGAAGGAGGTGACTCATGGGTAGATTCAGGGACGCATTGTCCCATGCTTGGAACGCTTTCAACAATCTGGACAAGCATCCCGAGGATGCGTATCGGAACTACGGTCCTGCTACTTATTCCATGCGACCGGATCGCGTTCGTTCGATAACCTCGAATGAAAGAACGATTCTCGCCTCGATTCTTAACCGTCTGAGTATGGATGTCGCGGCGGTCGAGATCAAGCATGTCCGGCTCGACGACGAAGATCGCTTTCTCGAAGTGATACCGAGCGGGATTAACAACTGTTTGACGGTGGAAGCCAACATCGATCAGGGAGCAACTCACTTTCGGCAGGACATCGCGATGACGATGTTTGACCAGGGCGTACTTGGCGTGGTCCCCGTCGACACAACGATAGACCCGAAGGTTTCTGCCGGATTCGACGTTCAGACAATGCGGGTTGGCACTATCGTCAACTGGTTTCCCGACTTTCTTCGGCTGGAGGTCTATAACGAAAACACCGGTCGCCGCGAGCAGGTCACCCTGCCGAAACGATCGATTGCTGTCGTTGAGAACCCGCTGTACGAAGTGATGAATAACCAGAACTCGACTCTACAACGGCTCATCCGAACTCTGAACCTCTTGGATGTAGTCGGCGAACAGACCAGTTCCGGAAAGCTTGACCTGATCATCCAGCTCCCCTACGTGGTCAAGTCGGAATCCAGACGAGCCCAAGCCGAACAGCGTCGGAAAGAAGTCGAGTTCCAGCTGAAGGGCAGCAAGTACGGCATCGCCTATACCGACGGCACTGAGAAGATCACGCAGCTGAACCGGCCGGCCGAGAACAACCTCCTCGAACAAGTCAAGTTTCTTACGGCAATGCTGTACAGCCAGCTTGGCCTTACCGAAGAAGTTATGAACGGAACCGCGGACGAGAAGACCATGCTGAACTACAATAACCGGACGATCAAACCGGTTGTGACGGCAATTGTTGAAGCCATGAGGCGCACCTTCCTTTCGAAGACTGCGCGTTCTCAGAAGCAGTCAATTCTTGCATTCAAGGACGTGTTCAGTCTCGTACCTATGGAGGTAATCGCCGAGATTGCCGACAAGTTCTCTCGGAACGAGATTCTGAGCGCCAACGAGATCCGACAAGCCATCGGATACCGACCTTCCAAGGATCCGAAGGCCGATCAGCTCGTCAACAGCAACATGCCGGCACCGTCGGTGCCAGTGAATTCAATTCAGGAAGGAGCAGCTCAAAATGACAGTAGCCAAGCCTGACTTCAGCGGCTACGCCACGCGGGCCAACCGCAAGTGCACCGACGGACGGACCATCAAGCCGGAAGCCTTCAAGGAGATGGACAAGGTCACCGTCCCTCTGGTCTGGCAGCACGGTCACAACAGCGCCGACAACGTCCTCGGCCATGCAATTCTCGAATCCCGTGACGACGGCGTCTACGCCTACGGGTACTTCAACGAGACGACCTCCGGAAAGAACTCCAAGCTGCTCGTGCAGCACGGGGACATCACGGCTCTGTCGATCTACGCGAACAAGCTCGTCGAGAAGTCCAAGCAGGTCTTTCACGGTGTGATCTGCGAGGTCAGCCTCGTACTCAAGGGCGCGAACCCGGGTGCGTACATCGACAACGTGAGCATCCAGCACGCCGATGGATCCATCGAGGACTCGGACGACGAAGCAGTCATCTCCGCTGGCGAGGCGCTCGAGCACTTCGACGCCCAGGACGACGTGGACGACGAACTTCTGCACGCAACTGTGCAGGAAATCTACGACACGATGACCGACGACCAGAAGGCCGTTCTGCACTTCATGGTGGGCACCGCTGTCGAAAACGCCGGCACCGCCGAACACTCCGACAAGGACGACAACGAGTCCGGCGACGACGCCGACGACAAGGAAGGAATTCAACACATGAACGTCTTCGACCAGGACAAGGCCGGCGGCAAGGAGGGCGAGAAGGGCCACGTGCTCACGCACTCGGACGTGCAGACCATCAACGAGCGGGCTGAGAAGCTCGGATCGATGAAGGCCGCGGCCGAGGAGTTCGCTCTCTCGCACGGCATCACCAACCTCGAGATCCTCTTCCCGGACGCGAAGAACATCACCAACACGCCGGAGTGGATCAAGCGCCAGACCGACTGGGTCGTCGGCGTTCTGAGCTCCACCCGGAAGTCCCCTTTCTCCCGGATCAAGTCGACGTTCGCCGACCTGACCCAGGACGCGGCCCGCGCCAAGGGTTACATCACGGGCAGCCTGAAGAAGGAAGAGTGGTTCTCGGTCACGCACCGGACCACCGGCCCGACCACGGTCTACAAGAAGCAGAAGCTCGACCGTGACGACATCATCGACATCACCGACTTCGACGTCGTGTCGTGGATGAAGACCGAGATGCGCCTCATGCTCGAGGAGGAGGTCGCGCGCGCGATCCTCATCGGCGACGGTCGTGAGGTGGACGACGAGGACAAGATCAAGGACCCGATGGCCGCCACCGACGGCAACGGCATCCGGTCGATCCTGCACGAGCACGAGCTGTTCGTGGTGGAGTCCTTCGTCAATCTCGACGACGCCAACTCGTCCATGATGGAGGTCGTGGACCAGATCATCATGGACCGCCAGTACTGGAAGGGTACCGGCAGCCCGACGTTCTACACCACCGAGAACGTCATCGCGAAGCTGCTCACCCAGCGCGACGCGTTCGACAAGCGCATGTGGCCGACCATCGACGCGCTGGCCGCCGAGATGCGCGTCTCCAGCATCGTCGCCGTCGAGGTCATGGAGGACGAGACCGACCTGGTCGGCATCATCGTCAACCTGGCGGACTACAACGTCGGCGCCGACAAGGGCGGCGAAGTCAACCTGTTCGACGACTTCGACATCGACTACAACCAGTACAAGTACCTGATCGAGACCCGCATCTCCGGTGCGCTGGTCAAGATCAAGTCCGCGATGCTGGTCAAGAAGACCGCTCAGGCCAACGCCAAGGTCACGCCTTCCTCGCCGACCTTCGTCAAGGCGACCGGCGTCATCACCATCCCGACGCAGACCGGCGTGGTCTACAAGGACGGCAGCCCGACCGGTTCCACCCTCTCCGCCGGCGCTCAGACCGCTCTGGCTGTCGGGGCCTCGAAGGACGTCTACGCCGTTCCGGCGTCCGGCTACTTCTTCGAGAACAACGAGCACCGGAAGTGGACCTTCACGCGCGACGCGTGATCTCCTAACCGATAGGAGAAAGCCCGATGGCGCGGTTCTTCGGCAAGGTCGGATACGGCCATGCAACGTTGATATCGCCGGGCGTGTGGGACGACGTCATCGCTGAACAGAAGTACATTGGTGACGTCGTCCGTAACACTCGCCGGCTTCAGGAGGGTCAGAGTGTAAACGACGACCTTTCAGTCAACAATTCCATCAGCATCGTCGCAGATGAGTATGCCAACGAACATTTTCACGCCATTCGGTATGTGGAATGGGCTGGGGCGTTGTGGAAAGTCACAGAAGTTGATGCCACCACGCCACCCCGTCTCATTCTTCGTCTAGGGGGTGTTTACAGTGGACCAACCCCAGATCCAATCACTCCTTGAGGAGTTGGCTGGAGATGGTTGGACCGTGTATTTCCAGCCTCCAGCAACCATATCGATGTCATACCCTTGCATCGTCTACAAACGAGACTTCGCAAGCACTCAGTTCGCTGACAATGCTCCATATCGACGCCACAAGCGCTATGCGGTGACGGTCATTGACAGAAATCCGAATAGCGCGGTCCCTGACAAGGTCGCTCTCCTGCCCATGAGTCTGTTCGAACGGGCTTTCGTTGCAGGAAACCTCAACCACGACGTCTTCAACGTCTATTTCTGAACGGAGAAACTTCGCATGACAGTACTCGAATGGGACAAGACCGGCGAGCGCAAGTACGAGACCGGTGTCGATCACGGCGTCCTGTACATCCCCGACGCCGGCGGCAACTACCTGAACGGCTACGCCTGGAACGGTCTCACCACCGTCACCGAGTCGCCGTCGGGCGCCGAGTCCACCAAGCAGTACGCCGACAACATCCCGTACCTGAACCTGATCTCCTACGAGGAGTTCGGCGGGACCATCGAGGCGTTCTACAGCCCGCCGGAGTTCGACCAGTGCGACGGAACCGGCGTGCCGGAGCCGGGCATCAAGGTCGGACAGCAGACCCGGAAGTCCTTCGGCCTCTGCTACCGGACCAAGGTCGGAACGGACCTGAACCCGGACCAGGGCTTCAAGCTGCACCTGGTGTACGGGGCCACGGCATCTCCGTCGGAGAAGGCCTACGCCACCGTGAACGACTCCCCCGAGGCCCTCGGCTTCAGCTGGGCGTTCAGCACGATCCCGACCAACGTCGGAACCGTGGACGGCGTGGACTACAAGCCGACCTCGATCCTGGTCATCGATTCCACCCTGGTCGACCCGACCGCGCTGGAGACGCTGATGGAGATGCTGTACGGCACCGTGGGCACCGACCCGACGCTGCCGGCACCGGCCGACGTGATGTCGCTCTTCACGGGCACGGTCACCGAGGTCGCTCCGACTCAGCCGGCGTACGTCTCCGGCACCCACACCATCACCATCCCCACGGTGACCGGCGTCATCTACAAGCGGAACGGTGTCACTGTCCCCGCGGGCGCGCTCGTCATCGCCGTGGACACGGTCATCAACGCTGTGCCGGCCCCGGGCTACAAGTTCCCGGCCGTCAGCGTCCGCTCCTGGTTCTACGACTACGTCTGAGCCGTCGGCTAGGCGACTAACAGCAACAGAGAAAGGTAATCATGGTCGACGTACAGCAGCTTCTGGCCACGCAGGCCGCGGCCAACGATCTCAAGACCAAGGGCACCGTCACCGGTCCGGCCCTCGGGGCCTCCACCGTGGCAGTCCCCAACCTGACGGGGAAGACCCTTCTGGGTCGCATCTCCGGCGGAACCGTGACCGTCTTCAAGGTGGACGGCGTCACCGTCGGCGGCATGACCACCGGCGAGTGGTTCTGGCTCCGCCCCGGCAGCAGCTTCGAGGTCACCTACACCGTCGCTCCGACGCTGCAGTGGTTCGAGGCGTAGTCAACAACCCCCTCTAGAAAGGAGACCAGAGAGTGCTTACCCTCACAGTCCCAATTGGCGAGGAAAGCTACGACGAAGAGAAGCAAGAGTTCGTACGAGACGGATTCGTCTTGGAACTGGAGCATTCTCTGGTCTCACTTTCAAAATGGGAGTCAGAATTCAAGAAACCCTTCTTGAGCGAAGATGAGAAAACCACAGAAGAGACTTTGTGGTACATCTCCGCAATGATTCAGACCGAAAATCCCCCCGGGGGAATTCTCCAGAAGCTTTCGGCAGCCAATCTTGCCGAGATCCAGGAGTACATTCGAGAAGATCTGACTGCCACTAAGTTTTTCAACCTCGAGCAAGGCACCAGCAAAGAGACAATCACCTCGGAGCTCATCTACTACTGGATGGTTGCTTTGAGCATCCCGTTTGAATGCCAGTATTGGCATTTGAGCCGTTTGTTCACACTGATCAAGGTGTGTAACGTCAAGAACGCACCCGAGAAGAAGATGAGCAAGGGCGAGGCTTTACGTCGCCATAGAGAATTGAACGAAAAGCGACGCGCAGAAGCAGCGGCGAGGAGACAAGCTGAGAGGAGGTAGTTGTGGCAAAACTCGTCTGGGACAACGTTGGCGAAAGGTTCTACGAAACTGGAATTGACCGAGGAGTTCTGTATGTTGACGATACAGGAACTTCTTGGAGTGGTTTGGTATCCGTTGACGAAGCTCCCTCCGGAGGAGAAGGTAAACCGTTCTATCTGGACGGTATGAAGTACCTGAATCTCTCGGCTAGAGAAGAGTTCGAAGCAACGATCAGCGCTTTCTTCAGCCCTGTGGAATTCGATGAGTGCGATGGCGTCGGAGCTCTAGCTATAGGGCTAAATGCATCGCAACAGCGTCGGAAACCGTTCGGTTTGAGTTACCGAACAAGGCTTGGTAACGATCTGGCCGGCGTCGATCACGGATACAAGATCCACGTGGTCTACAACGCTCGAGTAGCTCCATCGACTCGGAACTATTCGAGCATCAGCGACAGCACCGAACCTCAAACCCTAGCATGGCCCATCACCACGAAGCCGGTGGCTATTCCCGGCATGCTTCCTAGCTCCAGTATCACCATCGATTCTACCAAAGTGTCACGTGCAGCTTTGGAAGAGATCGAAAAGGCTTTGTATGGAACTGATTCCACCGCACCGACACTACCGACGCCGGTTGAGTTGGTCGCCATGCTCACTACTGCTGACATCTTCACGGTTGTGGACATGACTGGCGGCGTGTTCCATATTTCTGGTCGAAGCGAAAACATCCTCACGGCCAGCCCCGGAGTTTACGAAGTCACTCACCCCACCGCCGTCGTTCTTGTCACTGACGGCGCCGATATCAGTTCCGCATAGGAAGGGAGGCTCAAATGGCCGACGTAATTGTGTACAACAAAGACAAAGTCGACGCACTGACTGGTCAAGCCGTCATCGGGGCAACGATCAACCCCCAAGGCGAACTGATTCTGTCTCGTCTGAGTCTCCCCGACATCAACATCGGGCGCGCGACCCCGGAGATCACGATCGATGATCTTCTGTCTACTACGCCGTTCTACATCGCGCACCGAGGCTCCGGCGATGAAATTCCGGAGCACACGATCGAGGCATATCGCTATGCGGTAGCAGCCGGCGCCAAAGCTATCGAGGTTTCGGTGCAGTCGACCGCTGATGGAGTGTTGGTGTGTTTCCACGACACTACGCTTGCGCGGATGACCGGCGGTACGGCCGGTGCGGTGAGCGATTACACCTATGCTCAACTGAAGAACATGATCAAGGTCAAGGGGCAGGGTCTGCTCGGTCCGAACTGGCCCGATCTGGAGATCCCGCTCTTCCGCAAGGTCATCGAAGAGTTCTACAAGAACGTCGTCATCTTCGTGGAGCCGAAGGACACTGCGTCGACAGTTCCACTCCAGACGATTCTGAACAGCCTGGAGAACTCCACTGCATCAATTGTGTACAAGTCGCACATCAATGCGACATCCGGTCTGACCTGGGCGAAAGCCAACGGGTACAAGACCTGGGGATACACGGACCCGACGACCACGTCGGCGCAGATGGACGCGGTTGACAGTATCGTCGACTACTGGGGGGTTCCGTTTACCGCAACGGACGCGCAGATCTCGATGGCGGTGGCGCACAGCCCCGTCAAGCCGGTCATCGTGTGGGAAGTCCACCGTCGCGATCAGCGGAATGCCTACAGCGCCCTTGGCGTGAAGGGCATGATGACCTCGGGATACTCCTACGTGACTCGTACAACTGCGATGAAGACGAAGACCAACTTCGATCTCAAAATCGCAGCCCCGGGAAACATCACGGTCGGAAACAACAGCGACGCGGAAGCTCTGAAGTTCTTCGGCACTAACGAGGTCGGGTTCATCCAGCAACCGAACCGATCAGTTCTTCTGGGATCCCTTTGCCCGATTACCAACCGGGCAGCCACGTACACCATCGCGTGGGAGATGATGTTCCCGATCCTTCCGGCCGTCGCCGAACACGCGGGTATCGCATTCGGAAAGGTTTCGGATGACGTCTACACCTTCGGTTCCGCGAACAAGACGGGTGGGTATCACGTCCTTCTCCGTGGCGACGGAGATCTTCAGCTCTACACGCACACGGCCGGAGTTGGATCTGGAACTCAGATCGGCTCCTCGAATGTCAGCGTTCCGGACCCAGCGAACCCCGTCGCAGGTGTTTGGATGTCTTTCAATGTTGTCGTCACGCCGACCAACATCACAGTCAACCGAACCGACGTAGCCAAGACGTTCACGGTGGCGGACACCACCTACCGCGGCGGCTATATTCACCTGCTGGCCGGCAACGTTGCCGACGCAACGAAGACTGCTCGCTTCCGGAACGTCGTCATCACTTAGTAATCGAAGGAGCCACGATGATATCTGTAGAATCAAAGGGCTCCTTCGACCAAACGGAGGCGTTCCTTCGAAGGGCGTCCAAGCTGAACATCTCGTCGATATTGGAGGCCGCGGGTCAGCAGGGTGTAAAAGCCCTCGCCGCGGCAACTCCAATCGAGTCGGGTTTGGCAAAAGACTCGTGGGACTACACCATATCTGCCTCTCGAGGCGGCGCTCGGATCACCTGGACCAACTCGGACGTCGAGAACGGTTTCCCAGTAGCCATCATGCTCCAGTATGGCTACGGCACAGGCACCGGCGGTTATGTGCAAGGTCGGGACTACATCAACCCCGCTATGAAGCCGATATTTGACCAGATTGCCGACAAGGTATGGAAGGCGGTGACCTCCGCATGAGCAATAGCATCGACACCAAAGTTGTCGAGATGAAATTCGACAACGCGGCGTTTGAGCGGGGTGTCGCGACCACGCTGAAGTCCCTGGCAAATCTGAAGCAGGGGTTGAAGTTCGAAGGTGCTGGGAAGGGCCTCGACGAGGTATCCAAATCGGCAAGCAAGCTGTCGTTGGATGGTATTTCCAAGAATGTGCAATCGATCGCCGGTCGATTCAGCAGTATGGGGATCGTCGGCGTTACTGCATTAGCTGGAATCGCTCAGCAGGCCATCGCTACTGGCGCGGCGATGCTCAAGGGATTGACGACCGATCCGCTCAAGGCCGGTTTGGCCGAGTACGAAACGAACCTGAACTCGATCCAGACGATTCTGGCGAACACGGGTCTCGAGGGCAAGTCGGGCCTTTCGCAGGTCACCGCGGCCCTCGACGAGTTGAACCACTACTCGGACCAGACGATTTATAACTTCTCCGAGATGGCGAAGAACATCGGCACCTTCACGGCTGCCGGTATCAAACTTGAACCGGCTACCGCCGCGATCAAGGGTATCGCCAACCTGGCGGCTATTTCTGGATCGACTTCTGAGCAGGCCTCGACGGCTATGTATCAGCTTTCCCAGGCCATGGCGGCGGGTAAGGCTACGCTGGTCGACTGGAACTCGGTTGTCAACGCCGGCATGGGCGGTAAGGTCTTCCAGGAAGCTCTGAAGGAGACCGCTCGCGTCCAAGGCGTCAACATCGACGCCATCATCAAGAAGAACGGCAGTTTCCGGGACAGCCTGCAAGAAGGCTGGTTGACGACAAAGGTCTTGACCGAGACCCTGTCCAAGTTCACCGGAGACATGACTGCGGACCAGCTCAAGTCGCTGGGTTATAACAAGCAGCAAATCGCCGCCATCATGAAGATGGGGAAGACTGCCCAGGATGCGGCAACGAAGGTCAAGACGGTCTCGCAGCTCATCGGTACTCTCCAAGAGGCTGTCGGCTCGGGTTGGTCCAAGACCTTCCAGACCCTGTTTGGCGACTTCGATGAGGCTAAGACCCTCTTCACGAACGTCAGCAACGTTCTCGGCGGGTTCATCCAGAAGTCTTCGGACGCTCGTAACAAGGTTCTAGGCGATTGGAAGGCTCTTGGTGGGCGTACTCTTCTAATCAAGGCCATATCCGATGCTTTCAACGGCGTCTTGTCGGTGCTCAAGCCGATCAAGGATGCGTTCAAGCAGATCTTCCCGCCAGCTACTGGGAAACAGCTTTTCGCCATCACCAAGGCGCTAGCTGATTTCACGTCGCATCTGAAGGTTGGATCGACCACTGCGGCTAACATCAAGCGCACTTTCGCCGGCTTCTTTGCCATATTCAGCATTGGTATCTCGGTCCTCAAGGGCCTCGGAACCATCGTTGCGACATTCTTCAAGCAGTTCTCTGGTTCGTCCGGTGGGATTCTCGAGTTCACCGGAAACATCGGAGATTGGATTGTCAAGCTCGATCAGGCAATCAAGTCGGGTACTGGTTTCCACGATTTCTTTGTGAAGATCGGCACTGCCATTGCGAAGCCGATCAAGATTCTGCAGCAATTCATCAATTATTTGAAGCAGATCAAGCTCGACTTCAGCGGATTTACCTCCGCGGGTGGCGCAGCAGCTGACACAGTATCCCGGCGGTTCAAGCCGCTGGGTAAGCTCGGCGGGATCATTTCCAAGGCCTGGTCTGGCGTAGTCAAGTTATTCGAAGGCGCTTGGAAGTCTTTCTCGACACTCGGCGACAAATTCTCGACGTTCTTCTCAGGCCTCGGTGACGGGATTGCCAACAGTCTCGGAAACATCGATTACAGCGCACTTCTCGATGGGGTGAACACCGGTCTTCTGGCCGGCCTGGTTCTCCTATTCAAGAAGTTCCTGTCGGGCGGCATCAACGTAGATCTTGGCGGAGGTTTCCTCGACTCCATCAAGAACTCGTTCGAAGGCCTCACCAAGGTCATGGGCGCTATGCAAGCCCAGCTCAAGGCCAGCGCACTGCTGAAGATCGCTGGCGCTATCGCGCTCCTGACAGTTTCGGTTGTGGCTCTGTCGTTGATCGACTCGAAGAAGCTTGCGTCGGCTCTCACCGGTCTGACGGTCATGTTCGTCCAACTCCTGGGCGCCATGGCCATATTCGAGAAGATCACAGCCTCCGGCGGATTCTTGAAGATGCCGTTCATGACTGCCAGTCTTATCCTCTTGGCTATCGCCATCGACGTACTTGTCGTTGCGGTTTCCAAGCTTGCCGCTCTCAGCTGGGAGCAGCTCGCTAAGGGTCTGACCGGCGTGGCAGTACTTCTCACGTCACTGGCTCTCTACACCAAGTTCGCAGCTGTAGACAAAGGCGGAGTTTCATCCGCTGCGGGTCTTATCCTGCTGGCTCTAGCCATCAAGCTCCTAGTTACCTCGGTGAAAGATCTGTCGGGGATGGACTGGGGATCGATGGCCAAGGGTCTCGTTGGAGTGGCAACGCTCCTCGGAGCTCTGGCTCTCTTCACCAAATTCTCAGCGGCAAACAAGGGCGGAGTAGCCCAGGGCGCCGGCATTATCCTTCTCGCACTGGGGATCAAGATCCTCGCAAGTGCGTTGAAGGACCTTGGACAGATGTCTTGGGGTGAGATCGGTAAGGGTCTCGCGGCAATGGCTGGCGGTTTGGTGCTCATGGCTGCGGCCTTGGCATTCATTCCTCCGTCGTCCATTCTTTCCGCTGCAGCCATATTCATCGTAGCCCAGTCGCTCAGTACCATCGGCGACGCAATGGCTCAGATGGGTAGTCTGAAGTGGAGTGTGATTGGCAAGGGCCTTGTCGCTATGGGCGGCGCTCTGACGATCATCGCATTGGCCATTGGTCTTCTACCTCCGTCGTCGTTGCTCTCAGCGGCCGCCGTATTTGTCACAGCAGCTGCGCTCAAGATGATCGCGGATGCACTGGGCAACATGGGTGGTATGTCTTGGGTGGAGATCGCCAAGGGTCTCATCGTATTGGCCGGTTCGCTGGGCATCATCGCTGCGGCTCTGTATCTGATGACGGCAGCGCTTCCGGGCGCTGCGGCGTTGATCGTTGCTGCTGCGGCTCTTCGCATTCTCACTCCGGTTCTGACCACTCTCGGTGCGATGTCCTGGGGCGATATCCTTAAGGGATTGGCAGCCCTAGCTGCGGTGTTCTTGGTCATCGGTGCTGCGGGATTGGTGCTTGCGCCGGTAGTTCCCGCAATCATCGGGTTGGGTATCGGTATCGCCGCGCTCGGTGTCGGCATGCTCGCCGCCGGTGCTGGTTTGCTGTTGTTCTCGACCGCATTGACTGCTCTGGCAGTATCGGGTGCTGCGGGAACAGCGGCGTTGGTGAATCTGGTGAAGCAGATTGCTTTGCTGCTACCTTTCGTGATGACCCAACTGGGCCTAGCAGTTATTGCCTTCGCCAAATCCCTCACGACGGCAGGACCAGCATTCACCAACGCTATGGTAGTAGTCCTTACTGCCTTACTGAACGCCATCGTCAAGTTGGCGCCGAAGATCGCATCCACCATGCAGGGTTTGCTTACCCTCTTGTTGGGCGTATTGGTTCGCTCCATCCCCAGGATGGTCGTCGCCGGTATGCAGATCATTACGGGTGTCCTGAACGGCATCTCGCAGAACATCGGCAAGATGGTTACCGCAGCTACAAACGTCATCGTGAATTTCCTGAACGGCGTATCCAAGAATCTGCCGCGGGTTATTCAGGCTGGCGTAAACCTCATTCTGTCCTTCATCAACGGCATTGCTAACGCAATTAGAAACAACAGTGCTGCTATGGGTGAAGCAGGAGCGAACCTGGCTTCGGCGATTGTCGAAGGTATGGCTAGAGGTCTAGCCGCCGGTGCCGGAAAGATTGCGGAGAAGGCGAGAAACATCGCCCAAAGCGCAATCGACGCCGCCAAGAAGGTTCTGGACATCAACTCCCCGTCCAAGGAGTTCATGAAGATTGGCGCCTCGGTCAACGAGGGCTTCGTGAAGGGTATGGACGGTAACAAGGCATCAATCAACAATGCGTTCTACACGCTGCGTGCCAACCTGGCGTCCTTCAGGAATGAAGCTGCCGTCAGTATCGGTGAGCTGACCAAGAAACTTGGGGAGCTGCAGAAGGCTCGCAAGAAGGACATCAAGGCAATCAATGCAACAAAGGCTGCCTTGGCTCAGGCAAAGAACGAGTACATTCGCTCTAACTCTGCGTACATCACTCTCCAGAAGAACCTGGGTAACACCGTTGCTCTGGGTAAGCTGGCAGACAAGTACGACGTACTCACGAACAAGATCAACAACGCCAAGACCGCTTTGGTTGACTTGGTCAAGACTCGTGATGATTATGCCAAGCAGATCGCTGACAAGTACGGAGATCTCGCCACTCCTGAAGATGGACAGTCCCTCGCGGACTTCCTCGCTCAGGAGAAGAAGAAAGTCGCAGACACTAAGGTGCTTGCGGCGCTCTTGCAGAAACTTCGTGGTCTTGGGCTCAATGACGAGGCGTACAAGGATTTCCTCGACAAGGGTCCCGCTGCCATTCCGTTCCTGCAAGAGTTGCTGGCCAGTGGAAAGTCTGGGGTCAACCAGATCAACGCGGTCAACAAGGAGCTCGACTCCCTCGGAGCGAGTCTCGGCAAGACAGCTGCCGGCAACCTATACAACGCCGGTATTGCTGCGGCGCAAGGTCTCGTCAAGGGACTCCAGTCGCAGCAGAACAAGCTCGAGAAGCAAATGGATCTCATCGCCGCGGCGATGCTCCGCGCCATCAAGAAGGCTCTGGGTATCAAATCGCCGTCACGTGAGTTCATGACCGTCGCCGAGTACTCGGTTGAAGGTCTTTCTAACGGCTTGAAGAAGTACAGCCACGTAGCTGCTAAATCCGCTGAGAATGTGGGCGACACGGCTCTCGAGGCTCTACGTAGGTCGATGTCGGGCATATCTGACGTGGTCACCACCGACGCGAATTTCAACCCGATCATTCGTCCTGTGTTGGATCTGACAAACGTGAGAAGTGACGCTTCCAAGATCGCTGGCTTACTGTCTGCACAACCGCTAAAGGTAGACGCGGCCCTCGAAAAGGCCAAGGATATTTCACGCAGTTACCAGGACAGCCGAGGCGCGGATACCGTACACGAGGTTCCTCCGCCGGCGCCAATCACGTTCAACCAGACCAACAACTCGCCGAAGGCCATATCTGCGGCCGAGACGTACCGCAACACGAAAAACCAATTGTCCGTAGCGAGGGGAGTCTTAACTCGTGTTAAGTGAAATCGATATTCGCACGCCGCAAGGCTCCCTTCTCACCCTGGCGCTTGAGGAAATCACTGACGGAATCAGTGTCCAGAATATTGAAGGTCTAGACCCTGTCGAAGCGACGATCATCACCTCGAACCTTGCTGGCTTGAATGGTACCCAGTATCACTCGAGCAGTCGTGGGGATCGAGAGATCAAGCTGACACTTGGAATGGAGGAGGAGCCGGGCACATTTACTGTGGAACAGATTCGAAAGCGTCTGTACAAGTTCATGATGCCCGGCCGCCCGGTGACCCTCACCTTCCGCAACTCGGAAGGCCTCCAAGTCGATATCTCAGGCCATGTCAAGTCATTCCCGGCGCCGCTGTTCACCGCGGATCCGGTTGCCGACATCACGGTTCTCTGCAATGAGAGCGATTTCGTGAACATGACTCCCGTGGTAGTTCCCGGCGCAACTGTGTCGTCCACTACCACATTCGACATCGACTACGACGGCGACGTTGAGGCCGGCATCACGTTCGACCTCAACGTCAACCGATCGCTCACTGAGTTCACCATCTACAGCCAGTCTGCGGATGGTGTGCTTCAGCAACTGGACTTCGCAGCTCCTTTGGTTAGTGGCCAGTTGCTGCGAATCACTACCACCCCCGGTGCGAAATCAGCAATGGTCTCCACCGGGGGTGGTAGTCCGGTGTCGATTCTCTACGGTGTAGCTCCGACCTCCACCTGGGTTGAGCTGCAACCGGGAGTTAACACCATCCGTGTGTACGCGGAGGGCGCACCGATCCCGTTCAACATCACGTATCTCACAAGGTACGGGGGTCTCTAATGGCGTTCGAGTTGTACACGCTGGACAATCTGCTCCGTCGCGAAGCTGTCATCGACAAGTTCGAATCTCTTATTTGGTCCGAGAGGTTCCAAGCTGAAGGAGACTTCGAACTGTCGTTGCAGTCGACCATCGCGAGTAGGAGCACTTTCACGGCCGGACGGTGGCTTGCTTTCAACAAGTCAGTGCGTGTCATGCAGGTGGACACTGTTGAAGATGGCACCGACTCCGAAGGACGAAACATCCTGAAGGTCAAGGGTCCATCCATCGAGAGAGTCCTTGACGATCGGGTAGCTCGCGGAGCCATGACCAGTACCACGGTAGAAGCCAAATGGGTTCTTACAGGACTCCCGGCAGCTATCGCACGCAAGGTCTTTCACGATATCTGCGAGCTCGGAACCCTGAGTTCGAATGACATCATTCCGTTCATGACTACCGTCGATATTCTCCCAGACGACACGCTCCCTGAGCCTCCCGACTCGGTCACGATCGAGTTGGAGATTCAGAGCGTCTACTCTGCGGTGAAGGGTATTTGTGATCTGTATGATCTCGGCTTCCGATTGATCAGAAACTATGACAACTCGCAGCTGGCATTTCAGATCTATGCCGGCAGCGATCGCACGACTGGTCAGGATGTTCTACCATCGGTGCTCTTCAGCCCAGATCTGAATAACCTCACCAACACCACGGAACTCACTTCTGTCTCAGGGGCGAAGAACGTCGCGTACGTATTTTCCCCGGTGGGCTACAGGATCGTAACTCCGCAAGACGTCGACCCCGCGACGCCGGGATTCGATCGACACGTCTTGGTGGTAGTGGCAGACGATATTACCGACCCGACTCCGTCAATTGCCAACGCATTGATGGACCAGAGAGGTAAAGAAGAACTGTCCAAAAACCGAGCCTTTGCCGGCTTCGACGGCGAGATCAGTCAGTCCAGTCAGTACATCTATGGCGTGGACTATCAACTGGGCGACTTGGTGGAGCAGCGGAATGTGGATGGTGTAGCAAACGTCATGCGCGTGTCAGAGCAGATCTTTGTTTCCGACAACGAGGGCGAGCGCTCATATCCCACGCTGACCATCTACAAGTTCATCACGCCTGGATCTTGGCTTTCCTGGAACTACAACCAAACCTGGCTCGACCTCAATAGCGATCCTCTCGTATGGCAGGACGCTCCGTAAGGAGGATGGAATGGCAGTTGGAGATGACGCCACAGGCGCAGGCTTACCGCTTGTTCCGGACTCGGGTGAGGAAGGCCGGGTCCGCTGGGGTGCTCGAGAGATCAATCGAACTCGCGACATGATTGCCATCGTCAAAGCGATGATTCCCATCGGGAAAGTCAAGTGGCGCGAGGCCGGCGGTATCACCTCGGGCACCTCAGTACCGGCCAACAGCTTCGGTAATGACGGCGATATCTACTTCAAGATCCTGTAGGGAGGACCATGGCCACCGTACCTAGTCAACCCGGCGTATTTCGGATCTTGTCGTACACCAACGTTCGAGTTGACGGAGATGTCAACGGTGGCGATGGCGACGGTGGTTCTCCGATCCTCGAGCACAAGATCGCTTGGGGTACTAGCCCGAACGTCCCGGGTAATGGGGGCGGTTTCGGGAACCTGAACGTTAGTACCGGATCTGGATTCATCACCGGCCTTACTCCAGGCGTCACGTACTATTTCTGGAGCGCTTGGCGGAACGCCGTTGGTTGGGGACCTTGGTCTCCTCGCAATGACGTTCGAATGAAGGATCGTCCAGATCCCACCGATTACCCGAAGATGAGTGCGAAGACCCAAGTTTCTGGGATTCTCACCATATCTCCGAATTACAACGGTGGCTCACCGATCACGCAATACAAGTTGAGCTGGGGATTGAGTCCGAATGTTCCCCAGTTTACGCGAACACAAACCGGCCCGATATTCACACTGACGGGTTTGACCCCCGGAGCTATGTACTACTTCTGGGGCCAGGCGATCAACGTCTATGGGTTGAGCGATTTTTCGCCTCGCTCAAACGCTCAGATGGTC